GCCGCTGTTCCGGTTGCCGCTGTTCCGGTTGCCGCTGTTCCGGTTGCCGCTGTTCCGGTTGCCGCTGTTGCAAAGTCCGGTGCAACCTTTTCCCGTATTCACGATTTCAAGCAATTCAGCCCACGGGATTTCACGCACGATCTGAATTTTGTTTGTGCAAGATTTTGTTCCGTCTGTATCGACTTCACCTAAAGCAAGCACTTCCGCAACCTTGTTTTCCGGGTTGAACTGATAATAATTGAAGCAATCAGCCGCCTTTTCGCAAAAGTGAAAACCACGATCACAAACCATAGGCTTCACATCTTCTTCATAAATACCGCCAACCGCATATTGAAATGTTCTTCCGTTCGGGCTGCAAGTCCAATCAGGATTGAACACCTTGAACCCTTTAACAACTCCTGTTTCACTCATTTTTGTTTGTCCTCTCTTTCTGCCATCAGGCAACTTCATTCATGGGAACTTCAATCCCCGTGTATTCGGTGAATTTTACGGAAGAAATAAAATAACTCCAATTTGTCAGCTTCACCGCATAGCCCCACGGGAAAACGCCATCCCTTAACCCTTGCATAACCCATTCTTTGGATTTCTTCATCAGCTTTGCCGCAAGGGTAACGGGCAAATTCACAACCCCGTCATGCTGAACCGTTGCAGCGGGTTCAAACATTTCAAAGTAAGTTTCCTGAACCCCCAACGCACGGGCAATTTCCTGTTTGCGGTCTTTGGAAGGCTCATTCTTGCCGGAAAGGTATTGACTGATAGAGGATTTACCAATCCCGGTAAGGTCTGAAAGTTTGGATTGTGTCAAGTCCAAATCTTTCATAAGGTTTTTTAATTTGTCTGCAAATGTCATATTCACTTCATCCTTTCTTTGTTCAGCCCTCAATCATAGGGCTTTTGTTGTACTGTTCCTGAATCCTGATCCGGTACTTCCCGGCTACTTCCTCACGGTGCAAAATCCTGAAATCGGATTTCTTATCACGCAAGGTTTCAAGGTACTTTGCCGCTTCCTGCTGTGTGTCGAACTCTAAAACCCGGTCAATACACGCCGCAATCACTTTCTTCATCCTGTTCACCGCCTTTCTAACTTTCGTTTACGAAAGTTTTTGTGTAAAAAAATATTCCAGAATATCATCCGTTGAAAGTTCAAGGATTTCAATGGATTTTGAAATTTCAGCTTGCCTAAACGGAATTTTATTTTGAAGTTTTTTAGAAATAGTTGCTTCTGAAAACCCCATTTTTTCAGCAAAGGCTTTTCGTGTTCCGCATTTTTCAATGATCCTTCCGTTCAGCTTTGCATAATCGTATGCCATTTCTTCACATCCTTTCTTTACTCACATTTGAAAGTTACTTCATGCCCCGGATTTTCTTTAATAAGAACGGCTTTCATATCGTCAACCATCATGTTGTTATCAAGGGCTGCTTTCACCACATCAACAAGTTTCTTCCCGTCTAAATACGCCCAAACGGTTTTTCTTTTCATTCGCTTCATAGTCAGCTTCCTTTCTTTTGGTTAGGAAGAAGCTGTTTAGGCTTCTTCCTCAAATTCTACATTGCAATCGCCGCATATAACATGAACTTCCTTTGTTGCCCTGATAATGCACCCGCACACGGGGCAAACATATTTCCGGGAACTCTGCTTTGTTTTAGCTGCACCGGGGATTTTCGGAAGGCTCTTTCTGTGAAGTTCAAACTTCTTATCCTGCATCCCGGCAACAAAGGCTTTTGCTTCATCATTCAGGTTTGTTTTAGTCCAACCGTATTTTGCATCCTTTTCAACCGTCAAGCCGTGCTGTTCAGCCGCTTCCTTGTATTTCTTATTGTGGTATGTGCCGCCCCTGCTTGTGTCCTGAACCCCAATTTGCAGATTGTAAAGGTGAACCATTTCATGTAAGAGGGTTTCCGCAACCTGTTCAAAAGGTCTTGCAAGGTGTTCCGCACAAATATTGATTTCATAGAAGCCATCATCTTTCTTCATTGCTTCAAGGGCTTCTTTTGTCAGGGTTGCAAGGTCAGTAACCTTTTTCTGTTCTCCAACGCTCCACGCCTTCCAAGCGGTACACCACCCATAAGCACCTTTTGTTGTGTCCGGGCTTACCGTGATAACAGGGGCTTGAAGTTCACCATTATAGAACTTTTCATTGAATTTTGAAAATAAATTTTCAAGTTTTTCAATCACGGGTTTCAAACTTGTTTCTTTCATATCTGCTACCGCCTTTCTTATTCTGCAATATCATTAAAGGATAAGCACCTTGTTATAAGATCAATTTCAATCTGTCCGAACTGTGCGTTCTTCAATGCCTGTGCTACTTTGTCAAGGCTGATAGGGAAATCTTCTGTAATATCTTTTACGGCGATAACCTCACCATTGCCTTCAACATATTTTCTTGCCGCCTTTTCGTTGGCTGCGGGAATGGCTGCTTTGAAGCAATCCTTTCCATCATCAAGATAAACCATATACTTTTTCATAATCACTTCATCCTTTCTTTGCTCGCCGTTGCAGCGGCTCAAAACTTTCGTTTCCGTAAGTTCTGAATACAGTATAGCATCTATTTTTCCACTTGTCAATACCTTTACGAAAGTTTTTTGAAATTTTTTTAATTTTCTTTCGTTTGCGTATTGAAAACTTGCGTGAAATGTAGTATAATATAAATACGGAAAGGAGGTTGACCATGAATAAAGGCGTAAAAATCAAAGCACGCCGTAAAGAATTACGGTTGACTTTGAAAGAAGTGGCTGATTCGGTAGGTGTTGCCGAAGCCACGGTTCAGCGTTGGGAAAGTGGGAACATTGAAAGTATTCGTGCCGATAGACTAACAAAACTTTCTGCTGTTCTTGAAATACCAATAGAAGAACTTACAAGCTGGTTTGATAAAGAATCAGAATGGAAAGAACACGATCAAAAAGCCGACCTTGAAAAAATCTGTTCAGAAGTGGAAATTGCAAAATATATTCAAGAAATATATGGGCTGGATACTTTGAACCTTTTTTCAAAATTGCTTGAACTGAACGAAAACGAACGGAACAAAATATCTGAACTTCTGTTTGGATACTCCAAACTTGATGAAATTGACCGTGCGGAAGTCCGTGGGAATATTAAGGGTATTATTGATACATTGTTATCTGATTCAAAATATTCCGTTCAAAAAGAATCATCAAGCGGAAAGGCAATGTGATCTATGTGGATTTCAAATCTTCAACATAAATTCAAGATACATCCAAGTTACTATTCAAGTTGAATAGTGCTGTGAAATAGCGGTTCTTCAAGTCATTCAAGTTAAAATCCCTTTTATAATGATTGAAGAAAAAATCACCGTGAAATTATAGTGTTGTTCAAAATGTAAAAGTAATAGAAACAATAAGTTGAAGTTGAATAAGTTGAAGGTTTGAAAGGTTAATTTCAAATTCAGAAAGGAAGTTTGTCATGTTACTTACAAGCACAACCACTACCGTTAGTTCAGGAAATTTTCCTGAATGGCTACCGCCTTTGATTATAATTCCAATTATGGTTTTGGTGATTATTGGAATTATAAAGTCAAATAAAAAGAAGAAGGCACGAAAAGCGGAACTACAACAAAGCGGGCTTTTGATATATACCGCTTTCAATCATGTAGACGGTTTACCTATTCCTGAAAATCTTTCATGTGAAATCAGGTCTTATGAAGATAGAATTGATTTCAAAGCCGGAACAACAAATATCAAATTGCCACGGGAAAAAATAACGGATATGTGCATTAAAACAGATACAGAAATTCAAAATCAGGCTGTTTCAAGTGTAGGTGGAGCAATCGCCGGGGGTGTAATGTTTGGAACTTTGGGTGCAATAATCGGTGGAAGGGCAAAAACTAAAAAGGTGAAAACTACCACCCAATACTTGATTATTACTTATACGGGGGAGCAGGGGGAATTGAAATATATTGGCTTTGATATAAAGAACAACCCACCTTCTGCCGCAAAGCTGGTTAAAGAATTCCGGGAATTGAACACAAATTCAGGGGTTCAAATTGAACTTTGAAAACAAAAAATTCCCCCGTCAGTGCTGCAACACCAACGGGGGATAGCGACCATAAATCAGGATGAAGTGATTTAGGCGGTCTGTCTATATTATATCACTTCACGCCTGATTTTTCAAGATAGGCGGTGAAGTTATGAAAAATCCTAATGGATATGGAACAGTAACGAAGCTGTCAGGGAACAGGCGAAAGCCCTATATTGTGAAAGAAGGTGTATCAGGAAGGCAAAAGCCCATAGGTTACGCCGCCACACGGGAAGAAGGGCTGATAATGCTTGCCAATTACAACAATGATCCGTGGGATATTGAAACGGAAAAAATCACTTTTCAAGAACTCTATGAACTATGGCTTGAAAAGCGGGCTGTTAAATTGGGTGATTCAAATAGAAGTTCCCTGAAATCTGCATATAAGCATTGTTCCAAGCTGAAAAAATTGAAGTATAAGCAAATCAAATCATACCAAATGCAAGATTGCATTGATAGCTGCGGCTGTGGGTACTCCACACAAGGGGCAATCAAAAACCTTTTCGGGCATCTTGACCGTTTCGCAATGGAACTTGATATAATTTCAAAATGCTGTTCTGATCTGCTTACCTCTGAACCAATACCGGAAACAAGCAAGGAAATTTTCACGGATGAAGAAGTTTCCCGGCTGTGGGAAAATCAAAATTTCCCGTGGGTTGATTCAGTTCTGTTCTTCCTTTACACGGGGTTCAGAATTTCAGAAATGATTGAACTGAAAGTTTCCACTATTGATTTTGAAGTGGGTACAATGCAAGGGGGAACAAAAACAGCGGCGGGAAAGAACAGGCTTGTTCCAATTCATTCAAAAATTCAACACATTGTTCAAAGACGGGTTGAACAGTCCAAAAGCGGCTATTTATTTGAATACAACGGGAAAAAGCTGAATCAAACCCAATATAGGGCTTTGTGGGCTGAAATTATGGGGAAGCTGGAAATGCAGCACACCCCGCATGAGTGCCGCCACACATTCAGAAGCCGCCTTGATTCAGCCGGGGCAAACAAGGTTTGCATTGACCGGATCATGGGGCATAAGTCCAAAGGCACGGGTGAACGGGTTTACACCCATAAAAATATAGAAGAACTCAAAATGAACATTGAACTAATAACTAATTAGTAACAAAAATAGCGGCAACCCCCGAAAAATCAAGGGTTGCCGCTTTTTCTGTGGATATTATACCATAATTTAGCCCGTTTTTCAATGCCTGAAAACCCCGATATTTTCAGGGTTGTTCAATATATAATGCTGTGTGAAGCGGGCTAAAAATGGGGCAATTAGTAACAAATTAGTATCACCAAATCATTCCAAAAGGGCGTTCACTTTCGCCTGAACTGTGGCGTAATCATAGCCCGCTGCAATCAGGCGTTTCTTGCGTTCCTCACCGTTGCCCCACTTGCCCGCAATTACTTCACGGGCAATTTCCTCAACGGATTTCTTTACCGGGGAACTTGCAACCGCTTCACCCTTTTCAGTAGTGATATAGGTATCAAATCCGGCTGCTTTCAGCTTTGCCGCCATATTGTCAGCGTTTTCCTTCTTACTGTATGCCCCGACCTGAATTTTATACAAGCCGCCAGCCTTCACCATGTAAGTATCAAAGCCCGCTGCCTTTACCTTTGCAAGCTGCGAATCGGCGTTTGCCTTGTTCTTATATGCCCCGGTCTGCACCCGGTAAAGAGTACCGGAAGGGGAAGGCTGCGGGGTTGCTCCACCCAAACGGGAAGTAACCTTTGCCGCAAGATCACCCAAACGATTATAAAGCCAATCGCCGGGGCAACTCTTATTTGCAAACCAGCGGTGAACGGTGATAATCATTTCATCTGCTTTCGGCTCATAGGCAAGGGTTTTGTTTTTATCCCCGAACCAAAGCAATTTTTTCTTTCCATTACGCTTGCAAATATCGGTGCAAAGGTCAATCAGGGCGGCATATACCGCATCCGTCATTGCATAAGGGGCGGTTTTATCGGAAGAACATTCGATTGTAACCGCCCGCTGATCGTTGGCATTGCTGGAAGAACACCAAGAACGATTTTTTTCTTCCACACAAAGCGAAATTCGCCCATCCGTGCCAATGCCATAATTGCAGCTTGCTTCCCTTCCAGCCGGGAAACAATCACAAATTCTTTCACAAGAAAGCTGCCCTACTACACAATGGGGCGTGATCCGGTCAATGCCGTGCGTTCGCTGCCCGCTGTGGTTCGGTGAAAGTTTGGTGTAAACCACCAAAGGGGAATTACTCATTTTCTTTATCCTCGCTTTCTGCCTTTTTCTTCAAAACTTCAATCGCCTTGACGATAACCGAAGGGATAGGCACACCCATCAGCCCCGCATTTTCGATAATGGAAATTGTTTCATTCGCAATGAAGGCAATCACAACTGCATCACGAATAAAATTTGAACCCATTACCAAATCAAGGCGGCAAGCTACCAGCACCACAAGAAGGGTTACACCCTTACGGCAAAGCCCCTTCCATCCGGCACGGCTTTCAAGCGTTCCATCCGCTGTTTTCTCGCTTGCGTGGAACACCCCGGCAACAATAAGCCCGGTCAGGTAGTCAATACCCATGAAAATCATCAGTGTAATCAAAGCTGCATCCCACCCCCCAAACAGGGAAGCAATGAAGCCGCCGACAACGCCGATTCCCGTACAAATTCCTTCTTTCATAACCTTATCTTCCTTTCTGTTTTAGATTTATAAGCAAAAACCCCTACATAGGGCTTTATATAAGCCTTATATAAGGGTTTTTTACCTATCCTTGATAGTTTGTTAGGCTTCTACTTCCCAACCGTACACGCCCGGTTGCCACACATTGTTGTCAACGGTGGATTTCCAAAGCTGATTTTCAAAGGAAACAACATCACCCTTCATATAGGCATCTGTTGCCCCAAGCGGCTGTGTCCAAATAGAAACGCCTTCATCTGTGAAGCCGATTTTCTTATAAAGGGAAGCCGCCGTGTCCGGTGTCCAGTCCGCTTGTGAAGTGTGTGCCTGAATAACCTTGTAAAGCTGCGTTTCCCCGTCAGCGTTCACGCCATACTTCACAATCTCATTTTCCGGGTAGGCTTTCATTGCCGCCCATTCAGGGTAAAGATCAGCAACTTCCATTGCCTTTTCATCCGTCAGGTTTGCCGATTGAACCGACATTTGAACAAAGCGGTTCATCTGTTGTGCAAGGAAAATTTTATTCATTATTCGCCACCCCCAAAATTGTATTTACAAGTTCGCCCAACTCTGCATTGTGGGCTGCTTGCTGCAAAATGAATTCATCTTTGGTGAACTGAATCATGTTGTATTCAAAGCCCACGAATTCATTTTCTTCACCGACATTTTCAGAAACAGCCTGAATGTTGGTGTGCTGCCAAACGCTGAATTCATCAATCACGATTGGTTCAGGTTTGACGGTGCTTCTTACTTTGCCATAGTCAACCATGTTTTACGCCGCCTTTCTAAATTTTTTAGTTTTGATAACTTCCCGATAATATCGGTCTGCATCCTCTTGAATTGGTGCAATATACTTCTTTTGCAAGCGGTAACTGTCGCAATGGTTCAGCCATCCTTTATAGGAATTTACTGAACACCATTCCGAATAGTTCATCAACTGCCCGCTTTCTGTTTTCTTCCTGATATACACCATTTTCTTCTTGAAATTGGTGCAAGTGCTTTTGCGAAGCAATGTATAATTCAGGAAGGTTCGATAACCGACAAAATCAACACCCCGCACATAGGAAGGGAACACTTGCCAATTCCCTTTGATAGTCAACCGCAATTCCCGCATGAAATACAAATCCATTTCCCTTTTCAGGGCGTGAAGTTCTTCCTTGCTGCTGCCGAAAATCACAATATCATCCATATAGCGGAAGTAATGCTTTACCCGCTTTTCTTCCTTGATCCAATGATCGAACCCCGAAAGATAGAAGTTTCCGCAATATTGGGAAAGGTAATTCCCGATTGGTATTCCGGTTTCGGTGTCTATATTTTCATCCAGTAACCAAATATCACGCATATCTTCAATTTTAGCGGTGCAAATGCTATCTATGATTTCATCCAACAACCAAAGCAATTCAGCATCTTTGAAAAGCCTTCTGAACTTTGCTTTCAAAATACCGTGATTTATGGAAGGGTAATAATGCCTTACATCTAACTTCAAGCAATATTGACAATTCGGAACATCCTTCCACATTGCTTCTTGAACATCATGCAATGCGGCGTGAATTCCTCTTTCCGGTATCGCTGAATAGGTGTTCTTTGTCATGTACCGCAATAAATACGGTTCAATTACTTGTAGAATTGCCCATTGACAAATTCGATCCGGGAAGTATGGCAATTTGAAAATTTCCCGTTCTTTTCCGCTGTCATGCTTGATAAACTTTTCATAGGGTGAAGTTTGGTAGGTGTGATTGATAAGCATTTCTTGAAGCCTTTTCAAATAGGTTTCAACATCCGCATCAACTTCCCTTACTTCCTGATACCACCCTTTACCCTTCCTTGCGTTTTGGTGTGCTTTGCGTAGGTTATCCATAGAATAAATCTTTTCATATAGATTCCCGTATCGCTTCATTGTTGAATGTTCCTTTTGTATGCACATCAGCCGAATCTTCAATCTTTGAAAGTTAATTTTCAAAGCCTACCAACACGACCAAATTTTATTTTTAACTTCCCCCTTTCGGGGGCTGTCTGTTCTGCCTGTGGCACGGTCTTTCAGGAATACAGATTTATATTGAAACAGCCGGGGAAAATTCCCCGGCTGAATCGTGCATTTACTAACTGCCTGCTGATATTCCAATTACGATTAGAAGTAGCATTATTCAGATTCCAATAGAAAGTACCTGCATTAGAACTGTTATTACAATAGCTGCCTAATTTAGTAACCTTTTTCATGGTTTCTATTTTGTTCTGCTATTCTGTCATTGGATTGTAAACAACAAAACTCCCTGAACTACCGTATATATTCAATTTTTCAAACCTTGTTCAACGCTTACGCCGCTTCTTTTTTGGAAGGTACATACACCAACCGCCCGCCGATACTCCAATGACGATTAGAAGCAGCATTATGCAGAATCCAATAGAAAGCACCCGCACTAGAACCGTTATCACAAGAGCCGCCTAACCTAGCAACCCGCCAGCCGGGATTGTTGTTCCAAGCGTAATCACCAACTGGAAGGGCATCACTACCGCTATATTCAACCGCAATGAACAGCCAATCAAATTCTTCACTGTACCCAAAAGCGGAAACATAGCCGCTGCCCTGAATCGGATGAATACCCGTGTTCTTATAAGGGCTTGCTTTGGAATTGTCAGCAAAGCCATGATCCGCAACATGAAGTGTTCCGGCTTGCCCGCTTTCAAATGGATCGGGGTTTTCCTCGTTCATACCGTCAACCCAAGTCCAAATGTTACCCCAAAAGTTTTCTTCCCCACGGTAGGAAATAATCTGAATACCGTTTGCATTGGTAACAGCACCGGAAGCGTTACCCAAAGAAACGGTTGCCCCGGTGTACTGAATATTCGCCGCACTTGAACCCTGATCTGTGTTTCCCCTTCCAATAGCGGTTTGCATATTGAAAGAAGCATATTCAATCAGCATTAAAAGCTGTGAAGCGGCTGCTGTGGCTGCATACGCCTGTTCCCAACCTGAACCCCTTTTTCTTGCAAGCAAGCGAACATTCGCCCTTGTCAAATTCTGTGTATCGCCGCCAGCGGGCTTTGTTCCGGCAATGCTGGAAAGTTTATCCGCTGCGAAGTCTGCCACCTGTGCATTATCCAAAATATAGGCGTTTGCGGAACTGTCAAACAGCGAACCTTCAAAGGCTGCAAGGTAAATGTAAGGGTTCACATTCCCATTTTCCACAAAAGCCGGGTGAACCTTGAAGCCGGGTTTCAGGGTGTCCGAAACATAGTAGCGGGCTTTGCGGATTTTCATTCCCTTCACGCCTTTTTCAAGCACCATAGGAACAACCTTGTAATAAAATTTAGGCTGTTCAACCATCACCTGAACCGGCGTTCCGGCTGCGTTCTTTCCCGTTGTGGTATAGCCCGAATCGCCATAATAGGCGGTTACTGTGCCATCATCCGCAACATTGCAGCGTTTACGCCCGCCAAAGGCATTGATTGAATCAAAGCCCGCCCCCGGCGTGCGGTTTACCGCACCGGAAAGGCGGGTAAATTTCTTGTTTACAAAGTCCACTTCCACGCCGAAAATATCTTCATCAGAATACCCAATGAAGGCTTCAAGGTCTGCAATCTGTTTCTGCAAATCCTGAATATCCCCGATTGTAGCAACCGCCGCCTGATCCACTTCAAGGGAAACATTTTCAGCGTTTCCAACTGTGGTTACAAGCTGCACATACGCACCGGAAACAGTAATCCCGTTATAGGCGGGCATATAACAATTCCCGGAAGTTTCCCTTGTTACCGCATAGAGAATTTCCCCATCATCAGGATCAACCGCATACAAGCCCAACGCCTTCATGTAATACCCCGCTGTCAGTTCGGTATTGGTGAAGGCGGCTTCAACCTTGATTGCAACCCCATTTGTGCGGGTTATTTTGGAAATCAGGCTTGTTTGCTTCACATTGGAAAGGGAAATCAGCCCTTCAAGCTGTGCATCCGTGTATGCCGTGCTGGAAGCTGATACTTTGGTAAATTCAACGCTTCCTTCCCCGGCGATCATCTTTGCAAGTAACGCTTGCCCTTTGTTGGTGATAACCAACTTTGAAAATTCTGCCATAATCATTCAATCCTTTCTTATTGTTTTATTTCAATGAATTCAGAAGCAACCACGCCTGAACCAACTGAATTTTCGCCGCTTATGTTGAACTGTTCATTGAAATCATTGGTTATAACAACGGAAACGGAATTGACCGCCCCGCCGCCATGTAACGCCGAACCGCTAACAGCAATACTTTCTTTGCTGTCATTGGTTACAAAATAATGGGCTGTGTGTACTGTACCGCCGCCGAAAATTGCCCCGTTACTGATTGTGTGCTTTGTCTGTTCGTCATTAGTTATAAAAAAGTGTTCTACTGAACACACACCCCCGGCAATGAAAGCAAAGCCCGCTGCACCACAAGGAATTTCATTTAAGGAAATCACAATCATATTGCACGGGATCATGCTGTCAATTATGCGTTCCAATTCTTCAACCTGTCCGAACAGTTCAAGGTTTGTCAGGATTTCAACCTTGTATTTCTCATATTCCTTTGTAACCGTGAAATCAGAATCCCCACACAAGGCAATCAGCTTTGCAAGAAAGGATTTCATTGTGTAGGGGATAGTATTAAACCACCGGGCTTGAACTCTCGCACGGCGGCTTTCAAGGGTATCTTCTTTTGACGGTAAAATGTTCAAGATTTTTTCAAACCTTGAAATACCGTATTCGTCAGCCGTTTCAATGAATTCATTGTAAAGAACCCTTTCAGCGGCGTTCCACACAAGCACAAATTCAGGGTTTTCCGCTTCTAAAGTAACGGCAATTTCCTTAAACTCTGCTAAAAATGGGGGTAGGTAGGAAACAAGGTCAACTTCTCTTGTCATGCACTCGCACCCCCAAACACCGGAACTTCAAATTTCCCCAAAGTCAGGTTATCAGAAGCCCCGTTTATTTTGGTGTTGCCAATATCCACAATGCCCTTGATACTCAAAAGACGGGTTTCAATTTGACTGATACGAACCACCAAATAGGGATTGTCAGCCCACGATTTACGAAGTTCAAGCAAATAGTTTGAAATTACATCATTGATTGAACTTTGAAGGTTCGACCAGCCATAGCCCACATCAAAGACAATGTTTGTTTTGACGGTTACAGTTTTTGTTTCTGCACTTTCAACCTTCACAATATGCCCGATAGGTGCAACCCCGTAACCTTCCCCGGCGTATTCGTCAGGATCAATAGTTTGCTGCACCGTTTTAATCAGGGTATCGGAAGCAACCCCAAAATCAGAATTCAGGATTGTTAAAAGCACCGTTCCCCCGGTTGTCAGCTTCCGGTTCAGGGCTGCATCATATACGGTTTCAAGCCATGCGGCAACTTCCCCGGTCAATGTTGATTTAATTGTGTTGAACCACGCTTGAACTGCTGCGGAAGGTATCATTTCAGCGGGGCGAAGGTCATTGTTCCAAACCCTTGTTACTTTCGTGCTGCCAACGCCCGGAATAGCGTTTGTTTTTTCAAGGTAATCACGAACATTGCCCCCAAAAGATTTTTCATTGAAGCTGCCAAAATAACGGGTTCGCAAATCTTCTGTATCTTCTTCATCCTCACCGGGAATAAGAATTTCTGTAAGTTCAGCCGTTTCAAGCCCTTCAATGTAATCAATGGGAATCATTGTTCCCATCTGCTGATTTCCTACAATTCCGGGGGTTTCGCATTTTACTTGATATTCCCCATCTGCAATTTTTTCAGTTACAATGAAATTCATTGAACCGATATTGAACCGCTGTCCGGTAACATCAATGTTTGCCGGGGTGAACTCACCTTTCAAAACAGCATAGGTTGCTTCATAAGGGGTAATTCCTCTTTCTTTGCAACGCCTGATAAGAAATTCCCTTGAAGCACTATCACCGTATGCTTCCGCAATCAGGGTGTTCAGTTCAACATAAAGAATTTCCAATTCAAGGGCTGTGGGGGAATGGGTGTCAAAGATAACCGAACCTTCCCGCTTGTCGAATTTATCAGATACCCGTGAAAGCATCCGTTCAAGAATTTCATTATAGGTTACATCATACATTAAAAGTTCACCACCTTTTCAGCAACCACATCACCGAAAACGGTGTGTGCGGTAAAAGTTACAAGGATTTCACCCTTTTTTGAAATGTTAAATTCAAAATTATCAACGCTTTTGATTCTATCATCCCAAGTCAGGGCTTCCGTGATCCGGCGTTCAAGTTCAGGGCAAACATAGGAAACGGGTTCACCATATAAATCAAGCAATTCAATCCCATAGTTCCACGAATACATCACATATTGGTAACGCTCTGTGTTCAGGATTTTATATATTGCCTGTTTCATTGCTTCCTGATAGTCTGTATAGCCCCGTACAAGTTCGCTTGCAAGGTTCATTTTGTAGGTATGGGTTGGTTGTTCCTCAATCTCGAAATCCTGTTCAAGAAAGGCTGTGGTTGAAGGTATCATCCGATTCTATCCACCACAATATATTTTTGCCCGCCCTGCTGCCTTAAAAGGATAACTTCATCACCGACAACCAACCCATTATGAACGGTGATCTGAATTTTACCCATAGCGTGAACATGGGAAGGGCTAACCGGAAGCGTTGAAACATTCGGCGGTGTTCCTACATAGTAGTAATTCTGAATATTTCCCCCGGTTATATAGGTTTTATGATCCGTAACATTCCGGCAAAGAACAAGCTGCCCTTCACCCAATGGCAATTTCTGTTCCACAAGAATTTTCAAGGGGGAAGTGCTTGTTACCTTTCCAAAACAAACTTGAACGGGTTTTGAAGCGTCAACTGCATCTAACGCCGCCCGTTTTATGGTTTTCAATAATTCAACTGCATCAGGCAATAAATTCACCCCCTCGAAGTGTTAAATCCATGAAATGTTCATCCAGCTTGAAAGTGTGCTTCACCTTTTCAACCAGCATGAAATTTTTCAAATTCATATCGCCCAAAGCAAGGTTTATTACAACCATGCTTCCGGCTCTTACCCGTGTATCGCCCAAAGCGTTCACGATTTTCAGGTTTCTTGTTTTGCTGTTGTATAGCTTCAACAGGGCATCCGCTTTTGCTTGCCCGTTTTCGCCCTTTTGCAGCGTGTCAAAATACTGCAATACACCCCATGCGTTCATGTGGCTTGAATCCTGTGCAATGTAAACTTCCCGCTTTCCGGTTTCCTCATTGTCATAGGTCAACTTCACTTTGTTGTAGGTGTCGTTGTCAATGCTGGAAGTGTATTCAAAATTTTCCCCGGTTTCTTCATCAATCATCAGGTATGCCCCCGGTTCGCCAACATACATTGAAGAAAGGCTTTTCAATGTCAGCTTGCCGAAATCATCATACAAAACAAACATTTCCTTGCTGTTCTGCAATGTCAAATCAAGGGCATTTTCTATCATATCAAATAGGGAAGTGTTATCTTCCACCCGTGAAGCAATCACAAACCCGGTATCTTCCAAAGTTCCGGTGTTCAAAGAAAAATCCGCTGCAATCATCTGAATAAACTGCGAAGCGGTTTTGTTCTCATAAACATAGGTATCTTTGTTGTTCAAATACCTTAATTGATCGTAAGCTGTTACTTCTATAATCTGATCTTTATCCCGCTTTTTCGTGAACACAAACCCAAAGAAAACGGGTTTCCCATCCACTTTCAGGCGAACCGCCGCCCCTTCCTGAAAATTGATAACGGAATCTTTTACAAGTTTGAAGGTCAGCTTGCCGGGGGTGCTTCTTCTTTCTGTACTCCATTCAATACCTTCTTCCACAACCGGGATATATGCCTTTGTGCCGGAAGGATCGGAAATCAAAAGTTCTACATTCAAAGCCGCACCCCCTTAATCAAATGTTCCATCATCTACCCACCCATACACATTTGAACCGGAATCAATGTGTATCAAATGCCACGGGTGGGCTTTTCCTGAACCGTTTGCAATCGTGATTTTCGCCTTTCCCGCCCTTGCGGAATACCCTTTTGCCCCCGGATAGGAACTATAAAAGTGTGTGCCGCCGTGAAAATTCACTATATCACCCACACCATAGCTTTTCTTTGCCGGGGGATCAGCCGCCCTTTGCTTTTCAACCTTTGCTTTTGGTTTGGAAGCGGCGATTTTGATATTTACGGTTTTTGTGCCATAATCCCGGTACTGCTTCAACTTGATTTTCACCATCAAATCAAAGCCGTTTTTCGCCTGTTCGGTGATTTTGTAATCTTCCAATGATACCTTCATGTTGGTTGAAAACAGAACCTTCCCATTCGGCATTGTCCGGGAAACGATAAATTGAAAGGGCTTCTTATCCGCTTTCAAACTTTCAAAGTAATCAAGAAAATAAGAAGCCCCTTTGAACCCTGATTTATAGGTTGCAAACGGATATTTCACTTGTGGGATTCTGCACTCAAATTCAATATCCGTCAATTCAGGGGTTTTCAAAATGTTTATTTCCCCTTCATTTATCAGGGTTAGTGTGTCATTTGCGTTATTGATTTTCACTTGCAGCTTTTCAGGGGCGATTGGTAACAAGCATTTTTTCAGGTAGAAATCATATCCGCTTTTACTCATTATTCATGCACCCCTTCCGCTATAATGTCAGCCGCTTCATTTACTGCACCCGTCAGTCCGTCAACTACTCCATCCAAATCCATTTTACCGGAAACGGTGTTGTGGTTCGTCTGTTCAATGGTGATTTCAGCGGTTGTAAATCTGTTTATTGCTTCCTGTTCAGCAATGTCACGAAGATATTTCAAATCTTCTTCTGTAATATCCATTGAATCCTTGATTGCCCCGGTATTGCCCGCTATATCACCAACATCCCCGGCAAGCCCCGCCCCGTAATTGCTCAAATCGGCGTAATCGCCCGCACCCGGTACATTGGTATCAAACAGGCTGGAAGGATCGAAATTTGCAATGCTTTCATCAATCCCTTCACCGAAGGAATACCCGGCATCCCAAGCTGCCCCGTATTCAAACCGCCCAAGTTTCATATCGTCAGCGTTCATTTTTGCCATTACTTCATCACCCTTGCCGAAGGTTTCATCAACCCAACCGCCAAGAGAATCACGCCAACCTTGAACACTTCCCGCAAGGTTTGAACCGAAAATTGCATCAATAGCCGAAGCCAACGCTTGAAGAATTCCAAGCACGGTATCAGCCAAGCCAAAGAACAGGCGGCAAACTGCACCGATAGGATCGGTGAATACATTGCCGATAAAGTTTGCCACGGTTGCCACAAGGTTATAGATAAGCACGAACACATCCACAACCAAATTCCAAAGGGCAACAAAGATATTGCCTATAAAGGCAAGGGCAACCATGAACGCCCCGCAAATAATACCCGTTGCGGAAACGGAAGTTCCGGCGAATTTATTCACCGCCGCCACCGCCGCATAGAATAGGGCTATCAGGGCGATTATAAGAATAATAATCCACACGATAGGGCAAGCGTACATTGCAGCGTTCAGCCCGTATTGTGCGGTTGTTTCAGCCCATGTTGCACCCGTTACAAGCATTGTTGCCGCCGCCATTATGCCCTTTGCTACCGCAACAATTCCATGAACCGCCGCCATAGCCATTTCAGCACCTTTTGTCAACAGCAACCAGCCATAATAAACAGCCAAAGCCCCGGCTACACCGTAAATGATAGGGGATAGCCACGACCAATTTTCACCAACGATTTCAGCAACGCCTACAAGCAAATCAAAGATTTCAAGGGCAATGCCCGCCACCATTGATAGGGCTTCAATCGCATTGTTCACAAAGCCCTGAAACGCTTCACTATTGGCAATTTCATTCATTCTTTGAAGAACGGGCTGAAACGCCATCAAAGCGGTATTCTGAAAAGAAGTCCAAATTTGCGAAAAGGTTTTCGGCATACTCTCAAACTTTGCATTGGTATCATCAGCCGCCGCAAACATAGCCGCCTTTACGATTTCAGCGGTAATTTGCCCTTCCGCTGCCATATCCTTTAATTGCCCCTTTGGAACTTCCATATAATCAGCAATCGCCTGAATGATATTCGGGGCTTGCTCCAAAATACTGTTGTATTCCTCACCACGAAGAACACCTGAACCCATTGCTTGTGTAAGCTGCAACATAGCGGCATCAATGCCCGCCGCTTCCGTTCCGGCAATGGTAAACTGCTTATTCACTTGTTCCATGAAGGCAATGATTTCTTCCGAACTGCTGAACGCATCACCCGCCATAAGTCCAAGTTTGGAAACGGCATCAGCGGTTGCCTGATAGCTGCCCCTTGCCCGTTCCGCTGAAAGATAAATCATGTTCTGCAAGTCTTGCGTGGTTTGCAGCCCGTCATTCATCAAATTCAAGCGGGCGGTTGTAGAAGTAAGCTGATCCGATAAGTTCAACGCCGCTGAAAGGGTTTGAATTGTAGCGTATGCCGCAACCGCACCCTTGATTGTCTGCATTAGTTCATTGGCTTCATTCGTGCCTTCTTCAATTTCACGGTTGAACCGCCCTTGTTCGTCAACATTATCACGGATATATCTTTCAGTATTGCCTACTGTTTGCGACAACCGCAAATAGGCTTCATTTGCTGCCTGAACATCCATGTTGTCAACAGCACGGTTCAAATTCTGCTGTTCCTGAACTGCCTGATCTAACTGCCCCCGCAACTGTTCCAATTCTGCATTTGCGGTGTCTGTACCCATATTCAGGGGGTTGCTTTCGATTGTCTGAATACGCTGCTGAATTGCTTGCAAGCGGCTTTGCATATTGTTCATATCGGCAATAGCATTTGCCGGGAACAAATCAGTTTGTGCCGCCGTTTCTGCAATCCGGCTTTGGGCTTGGTTCAAAGTGTTCAACATATTGTTTGCACTTTGAACTTCCTGTTCAAACCGTTCTACACCCGAACCCGTGAAAACTTCCAAATTGTCAGACTGCCATTGAACCGGAACTCGCACGGGTTCGGGCTGATCTACTAACGGATCAGGCACATCCGGCTGCACGGGAAGCACAACCGGGGCTGAATTCTGTGGGGCGGTAGGTGTTTGTGTTTCAGGGGTTTCAATCCCTTGCATAGCTGCATCCAACTGTTGAACTGCAATAGTAGCCTGATTGATTGAATCCCGTGCTGCTTCAATAGAAGCTGTGTCAACGGGGCTGTTCATTGTTTGGTGCAAATCTTCCATAGCGGAAAGCCCCAAATTTACGGAATTGATAACCTGATATAAAACGCTTGTGAAGTTATCTTGTAATTCAATCGCTGTTCTGATTGTAGCCATGCGGATCACCTACCTTTCTTTTTGGATTTACTTTCAATCTTCTTTTTCTCTTTTTTGTCAGCTTCCATTTTCACCTTGATTGCCGCCACGGTGAAAGCCTTTTCCTGTTCATCCATAGCAAGGAAAACGGAAGGTAAAATGTGAAGTTTCAGAAGGGCATAGTAAGCAAAGTTCGCTTCCCAATCCCCTTCTTCAATTAGTTTTTTGCTTCATTCACCTTATCTTCAAAGGAAACATTGAAGCCCTGAAATTTCTGAACGAAAGCCGCCAAATCGTTATATTCGCCGGGATCGTCAACCATTGCCATCAGCAAATCTTCCGGGGTTTTCACGCCGTAGGAATCCTGCAATTCGGAATCGAACAAATCAGGCATAACCACGGAAGCCGCAATCATACGCTGAATGTAAAGGCTGGATTTCAGTTTCGGGCGGTACATATTCGGCTTGCCCGTTACCGGAATATCAATGGTGCAATTCTCCCTGATTTCCTCATTCTCTTTGGAAGAAATGTGTTTGAACTCCCATTCAAGGGGGTTGCCCTTTTCATCACAAAGGGATTTTGTTGCCGGGTAGAACCCGTTTTCCTTCACGGCTTTGTTAGCCTTCATAAATTTTGCGAATTTAGACATTTTACATCTTCCTTTCATTATTTATCACGGAATAGGCAAAACCCCTTATATGGGCTTATATAAGCCGCACACAAGGGGTTTCAGCCCTTCCATTGGTTGTTAGTTCGTAAGAAATCCTTCAAGGTCTTTGAAGGCTTCTGGCATCTTGAAATCTTCAAAGGTGAAATCCATATCTTCATCAAGATATTCACCATCTGCATCAAACTTTGCCAGCACGCCGCCGTCAATGTTGCAATCCATCAAGATCATTGTCTGTCTGCCAGCCCCGGAAGTAGGATCTTCATTTGAAATCTGAATTTCAAAATAAATATCTTCCCCGGTTTCCTTGTACTGCAACATCATCTGCCGGAAAATAGAAGTGTTGTAGTGGAAGGTTGCCGAACCCGTACCTTTCCAGCCGGAAGCCTTGTTTCCCTTGCCCGTCTTGCCAAGAATGGGAACTTCCGTTTTGTTCTTCTCAAACTTTGCTTCAAGGTTGATAGCCTGCATGAAATTGTAGCGGCGTGTTCCGATAGTCACGAAACATTCAGCCAAAGCCGCAAATACCGTGTCTTTGGCTTTCATAACCACATTACCGTTCATTCTGTTTCACCCCTTCCTTATGCCACCGTAACGGTCATATATAGCTTGCTCATAGCATTTACAACCGTTACAAGGTCATTTACCACCACGGATTTCTTTGTGTTGCCCTGTGTAACAGTTACATCAGAATCCGAAAAGTTTTCAATCGCCCGGATTTCCTGCAACTGTTCATGGTGCTTCACAATATCCGACCAAAGGGAAATTCTTCCCGCTGCATCATTGGGAACAACGCCCAAATATTTAGTGTTGAACAAAACCGCAATATCATTTGCGATCTGATCCATCACACGCACGGTCTGATTGTCCTTGAAAATATCGCCCTGTGTATCGGAAGTAGTAACCATTGTGTTAATATCTTCTAACACACGAATATCAGAACCGACCTTATGAAGCGTAAATTCCCCGGCTTTAATAGCCTTTTTCAGTTCGTTTTGGGTGTAATCTGCATCAACGGTAAATTCACCGTTGTAAATCCTGTTCTGATTGCTCTTGTTTACCTCGCAACCAGCGGAAGCACCCGTTACCCAATAAACAAGGCTTGCTTCACTCCAACCTTCATCAAGCACCCTGTTCTTTACGCTGATTGTACCGTAGTAGTCAGCCGCCTTGTTGTAAAGTACAAGCTGGAACTTGATACCCATTTCATCACGCAAACGCTTGACGAAAGAAGCGAAAAGCCCCTTTGTGGTATCGTCTGTTACCACAACGCCCATTGTGTTGTAGGTGTAGGCTTCAATCTTATCAAGATAGGTCTGATAAGCTGTTCCGTTCACCGTTCCATTCGTGCCGCCCGTCAAAGGCGTTGCTGCCGTTACTGCCAGCGTTGCAGAAGTCTTGAACTTCACAAAATCGTTTGCAATCAGATCAGCCGCCTTTGCAACCGTCTGTTCGTCAACAACCGCCGTATCAAGTACGGTTTTCACATCAAACAGGGTATCATCATCAGCATTTACCTGAATTGTGATTTTCAGGTCATTACCACGAACCCCGCCATAGAGGGCTTCCGCAAAGGTATTTGTCGCCTTTGTTCCCCCGGAAGTCAGTTTATACGCATAAAGGGTTTGCGTGTTCAGGAACAAATCACGAAGCCCTTTCAGCTTGTCATGCGTGTAATCGTAACCGAAAATTTTCAGGCTGTTCTTCTGAAAATCCCCATTGGTTACTTCAAACACATCACCGTCAACGCCCCAATCCAATTCAAGGGGCATTGTTGCAATACCTCTTTCGGAAAGGGCGGCATTTGCGGAAGCTGCCGAAATGAAATTGATATATGCACCCGGCAATTCTTTGTTCTGTGTAACAAAAGTTCCACCGCCTAAAGCCATGTTATTTCACCTGTCCTTTCATATATTTTTCAATCATCTGTTCAACGGTTTCAACCGTGTATTGCTTATCAGGGGAAAGAAGGGTGTTCACAATATCCTTCCTGCCCTGAAATCGTTCAGCCGCAAGCAACTGTTCTTTTGAAAATAAACTTTCAATTTTTTTCGGTTCACTTGCGGCGGCATTAGTTTTCTTTACCGCCATTCACATCACCTTATCCTTTCACAGTAACATTTTCAGAAATTTCTTCCATAGCATCAGAAGCCGCCACCTTGTAAACGAACAAATCATAGTTCACAAAGAAGTTCAACACCCCATCCACTACTTCATATTTCATTTTTGTGCCACGCACCAAATCCCCGGTAACGGTTATATATTCAAGGCAAGAAAAAAGCCTTTCGGCAACTGCATTACATTCTTCCTTTGCCCGGTCTTTGTCAGCCGGGAAATATTGTATGCAGAATTGGTTTTCCCTGAAATACCGTTTCCCAAGAAATACCCGGTTTGTGGGGTTTATGCAGAACAGAAAAAAACAAGGTTCGTTCAAACCTTGTTCAACCGATTCTGTGTAAGTGGTGTATTTATCACCAAATTCAGCATTTAAGGAAATGCTGATTGATTCAATTATGGAATTTATCATTGCAAGCACTCCCCTAAAAACTTTTTGATTTTGCTTTCAAGCACTTTCGGGGCTATATTCTGTATTTCCTGTTCCGAAATCGTAAGCATGAACCGCCCTTGAACCCACCCTTTATGATTGGCTGTCCGGTGTCCGTACTCCACATAGGAAGCATATTCAACCGGGTTCACTATCTCAATAACAAGGGTGTTTCCGTAATGGTGGATCGTAAGGGAATCAGCGTATGCTTTCGCACTTGCCTTTTTCCCGCTTTCCGCTTCTTCATGGGTTTTGGAAGTCCAGCCCCGGCGAAGTGTACCGCCTTTTTTACCTGAACTTGCGGGGTATTGCCCCACGGGTGTACGCTTGATAACTTTTGCCAATAGGCGGGCGGCAAGTTCCTTTGCACAAGCATCAATGAAGGCTTCAACATTTCCTTGCTGAATTTTGTTCAACTGCTTTTGAAGTTTCTTCATTCCTGCAACCGAAAATCCGCCCATATTTGCCATTACGCCCACCCCTCGAACAGTTCAAGCATAATTTCCGCATGGGATAGATAAACAGCGGGAACACCACTTGCGGAATATGCGGTTGTTACGCCGTTTTGTTCCACAACGATTTTTGAACCGGGCTTTACCTTGATTTCCGGTGCTATGAATAGCTTTGTGCCTTGTGTCTGCTTTGCCGCCGTGTCAGTTTGAACAACGGCGTTCAATTTTTCAAAGGATAGCTTGCAAGGCTGATTTTCGACAACGGGAACTTCTTCATTCTTCCGGGTAATTTTGGTTTTTTCATCCCGCACATCCCGGCGTTCAATAATGGTGCAAACACCTGAATAGGTGCTTTCAATCGCTTTCCTTGCCGCCTTTTGTGCGGCGGTCAGCTTTACCACCTGATTTTCCGGTAACACGAAAATTCATCCCTTCCGTAAGTCAGAAGATAGTTCAAGAAAGCGTTCAACCTCTGTTCAGCGGTCAAACTGCCTTCCCCGGTTGCAAATACGGTGTTGGTGTCGCCCGTTTGTATCTGCTTTACCGCCATATCTAAATCAAGCCCTGCAATGCTATCCGGCGAAAAGGTTTTCTTTGCCGTTAAGAATTCACCTACTGCCATATCAACAGCGATATTCACCAAGCCATCAGGTATAGAAGGCGTATTGCAATCGTTCTTTATGGTGTTTTCCACCTTCTGAATTGAAAAGGAAAGGGCAAATTCATCCCCTTCCTGCAACTCATACCCAAACGATTTCAACCGTTCTTTTACCATTTCCAGCATTGGGATCACCGCCCTTCAATTAGCCTTTGGAAACAATCTTACAAAGGGCAATCGCCTTGTGGGGGATAGCCTTTGTTTCATCATTGATAATGTTCCAGTTCGCCCCGTTTTTCAGGTCAGCATTGGAAGCGGAAGCTGTTACACTTGCGGGCTTCTCAAAGCTGATACCATCCACACCGCAAATATAGCGATCACGCACATAAAGCGTATCCTGCCCGCCGTTGGTTTTCGCATCACGGCTCATTTCATACGGCACGGAATCCCCAATATCATCAAGGACAATCGAACCTTCACCCAATACATAGGTTGTGTAAACAGGTTCGGAAGCCGTTGCTTCATAGTAATTGCCGATATTGGCAACATCAGGGGTTGCAACGGGGGTGTAAATATAGTTTCCGCTGCTGCCGCTGCGGGTGTAATAGGTCTTTGTGCTGTCAATCGCCGTATCTGTGGTTTTTGCGGCTGCTGTTACCACTTCCGCAACGGGCATACCGTCATCAATAAGGACGGTTCTTCCGTTCCAAGTCGCAAGGGAAAGATCACGCTGCACCCCGTCAACATCCGTATAGGTCAGATACTTCAAAAGGCGAAGGTTTTCAAGATTGGTTGCAACCTCGCTGTGCATGATAGCCAGCTTGAAAATGTTCTTGTTATCGCCACAAGCCTTCTGAATTGCCTTGTTCAGCGTGGAAGCACCCACCTTTGCATCATCACCGGAATTACCGGAAATATCGTAAACATGGGCTTTCAGGAAATCAGCCGCCGCCTTTGCCGCAACGCTTGTTCCATCTGTTTTCATGCTGAAAACGCCTTCAAGAATGGCAAGCAACATTGCCTGTTTTACTTCCATCTTGTAATCGCTGATCTGTGCGGCTACATTGTCCATGAAATCAACGCCCGCCGTAATGTTCTTGCTGAAGCTGCGTTCAGTCCACGAATCCATACGGGAAGCAACCACAAAGCCCTGTTCATAGGTTGTGGTGTTGGTTGCGGTAATATCGGTGTTACCGTCATTGTTCTGCGAAGTGCCGCCGCTGATACGCCCAAAATACGGTACACGGGAATAAAGAGAACCCGTCTGTGTAGCCAAAGCGTTTCGGGCGTTCTCATTGCTGCCAACCGCACCAGATTTTGCAAGTTCGGTTTTGGTTGTGTTCGGAATCCGGGCTACATAATGCCCGAAAGCCTGCGGATTGAATGTTTTAGAATCAAACTTTGCCATTGTTTAATCACCTTTCTTCTTAATCAATTTTTACATCCGGGTTTGCCGCCATATAAGCCGCAAGTTCCGAATAGGTCATTTTGGAAGTGTCAACTTCCGTTCCCGGCTTCACTTCACCGGAAGCCCCCGGTTGAAAGCCCTTGAAGGTCTGCTGTTTCTGTTGCTTTTCGGCAAACAGATAACCTTCCGTTTTCTGAACCTCTTTCAACTGTTCATCAAGCCCGGTCAGCTTTCCATCTTCACCAAGTTTAATTTTGGTGGTGTCAATGAAGGGCTTGACTGCCTTTACATTCTTTGCCCCGGCTGCTGTCAGGGCGGTATCAATGGCGTTATCCAGTTTAAGTTGTTTCAGTTCTGCTTCATGGGCTTTCTGCTGTTCGGCGTTCTGCTGCTGCAAGGTTTCAATCTGCTTTTTCAGTTCGGCATTGTCGCCGCTGGATTTCTTCAAATCTTCAAGCTGTTTATCTCTGTCCGCAACAGACTGTTTCAGGGTTTTGTTTTCCTCGTTTACCTCGTTGAACCTTGTCTTTGTAACAAAGTTACCATCAAGGGAATCCATTACCTTTTTTGCCTGTTCCTCTGTCAAGCCCATTGCAATCAAATCTTCTTTTTTCATGTTGTTTACCTACCTTTCAAAATTTCCGTTTTTTACCGTGGGTTACGAACCACGCATTTTGACCTTGTTCTTTACCGTCTGCAACGCTTAAAAGACGAAATCACTATTTAACCCATAGCTGGAAGATAGCCGGATCACCTTCTTTCTGAAAAAGGGCATGAAAAAACCACCCTTGAAAAGTTAATTTCAAAAGTGGTTTATTTTCATTTCTGCTTTTCTTTTTCGTAAAACTCACATTGCCCGGTGTTATCGTAAATATCCGGTGGTTTATCGCCGGGTTCAATCGGTGTGTACGGGAAGAAATCAGGGTGTGCCTTATTTATTTGTTCAGCACTGATTTTTCCGTAAATGTGGCATACAGATTTATCATAACCACATTCTTCACCGCCTACAACCCTTTTATCCCTGAAAATGCAATCCTTACATTGGGAATAATGGTTCAATGCGGCGTTATCTGTCAACACTTCATCCGCATACCTTTCTTCCAGCGTTTTCTTTTCAGCCATTCAACCACCTTCTTTCTATCGCTGCGGGGTTTGCCCTATTACTTCAAGATCAATATAGATTGTTCCGGGTGTTTTTTCAACCTTTGTAACACGAAAGGTTGTTCCCTGTTGCAATATGATTTCCGATTCTTGCCCGAAACTGCTTTGTGGCTTCAATCCATCCCACGATTTACCCCCGCCGTTTCCAAAAGCAGAAAACGGTTCAACATACATCATTTGAGTACCGGAAGGGGCGTATATGTTCAGGATAATATCACCGCTGAATCCTTTACCCTTTGCCACGCCACACGAACAAAAGCCGTATTCCGTGGGTTGTGTTCCCAAAAGCAAGGCTTCCAACTCCGATTGTGAAGCGTGTTGTAGCTTATCCATAGGGATATTGAAGAACTTATCCATTCCGCTAAACCTACACCCACGCTGCAACCAAAAATCTTCCTGATAGGTTGATTTTTCGATTATATCAGTCATAGCGTTAATTTCTTTTCGCATTGCCCCCGGCTTCATACCGGAATAACTAACGCCTATCTGATCCAAGTCTACATTGCCAACACCCTTAAAGGCGTTTGTGCCGTATTCAATGCCCCGCAACGGTTCATTAAACTTGTGATAACTTTGGGTGTAATCGTAAATTGCATTTCTCTGAATTGGTGGGGAAGTTCGCCATACCTCGCCGCATTTATCACGCAACAGGGCATCCGCTTCTTTGGTGCTTTTCGCCCACATAGCCGCATCCTTGCGGGCTTGCGAAAAGGCATCATCTACCGCTGTATCTATTATACCACTTTTTTCAACATTTTTCAAATCGGATTGAATTTTTGAAATTTCCTGTTCAATCTTCTTTAATTGCTGCTGAATATCGTGGTAACTGCTGCCTTCCGCATCCAATTCTTCAAGCTGCTTGTAGAAATCCTGATATTTCTTCATCAGGTCAGGATCGGTTTCAGTAATGAACTTGCCTTCATAGTATTGCTTTTTCCCGGCAATGTTCAACCCTTGCCAATCGGCGGTTGTTACATCCTTACCGTACCAAATCCCCGAATAGGTTTTTATCTCGAAATCGTCAAGCTGCTGTTGAACGGCGGCTTTTTCAGCTTCAAGTTCAACCTGTTTCTTTGCAAGGGCTTTTTTCTGTTCAGCCTTCAACTTTTCATTCAGCTTTTCTTGCCATTCCGCTTTTTGGGCTTCAATAGCTTCTCCTTGTGAATGAAGGTCTTTCAGCTTTACCAAATCATCACCATCTGTCAGCCCGTCAAGGCTTCCGAAATCCTTAATTGCTTCTTCATAAGTCCAGCCACCGGAAACAGCCTTAAACTGAATTTCCAAATCTTCAAGCTGAACATCCGCTTCCGCAATTTTGGCTTGCAGCTTCTTCTTTGTCAGATATTCCTTTTTCGGGGGCGGGGTGGGTTCAGGCTCTTTGTGGTGCTTGTAGTGAAGGGTTGAACCATCGTCCACCACATCAAAGCCGGATTTATCGCCACCGTCAACAAAGGTTTCTTTCCAATCCTGATAATTCATATCATCCGGGATATAGTAGGTTTTGCCCGTTTCTTCATCCCTTGCCGCCCGTTCTCCAATATCCCCGAAATTTTCATCAAAATAGGGAACTGTGGTTGAACGGCAAAACACATGAAAGGGTGGGGCGGTAACTCCCGGCTGATAGTCCTTCATAGGAAAATGCTTTCCGTCAAGGCTGCGGCATATATCGGAAGTATGGGAATCAAGGGTTGCAACAATTTCAAACTGTTCAACACCCAATTCTTCAAAGCAATCCTTCTGTGCCGCTGAACTGAAATAGGCTTCTTCCGTCATTATCAGCCTTCCGGCGTTATATCGGGAAGTTTTCATCTTCTTTGCAAGAGAATCAATAGCCTTCTGCGGATCAGCACCCAACATGATATTTTGGGTAAGTTCCCCGTGAACCTCTGAAATCAGCTTTTGTTTGTTGCCCCAAATCCTTTCAGAAAAGTTCTTCCCATCCACCGCCCACGGTTTAGCAAGCACCTTTTCAATCTGCGATTGATCCAGCCCCGCAATATCCCAGCCGACATTGAACCCTTTTTGAAGTTCGTATGCGGTATGATAGTACCCGCTTTCAAACACATCACCCATTGCCCCGGTTACTGTTCCAAGCTGTTTTGAAAACATAACTTCAAGGCTTTGCTGTGTCTGAATTTTCAGGGCTTCCAGCTTTGAAATGTGGTACTTTGCAGAAGCATTTTCCAATTCCTTCATCCAGCCGCCCATTAAAGCGTTATCCTGCCCGTATTTGATATAGTCCTGAACATCCCACTTGAATTCTTTCAGGGCTGCACCTTTCAGATATTGGCGGGCTTCCGCAAGGGAAATTCCGTTGTTGTCGGCAAAACGCTGATACCAGCGGGCAATCTGCCCTTCAATCTGCTTTTGGGCTTCCTTGTACTGCCTTTCTATTTCAGCAACGGCGGCTGCACCTTGCCCGTTTTGGGCGGCTTCAAGCTGTTCAAAGCGTAGTTTCCAATATTCGCTATTTTGCATCAGCTCCACCGCCTTTCACAAAGCGGGGAACAATCAGGCGGTAGAAGCTGCACACGGTTTTATTGTTCATTGTAAGATTGAACTTTTTGAACCGCACCAACATCAGCCACGCAAAGAAAGCGAACACACGCCCTAAAATGGGGCTGTTGTACTCCACTTCAAGGGTAACGGGTAAAACATCAATCTTCTTCATTTTCACCTTCTTCACCTTCCTTTTGCGGCGGCTGATTGCCGGATTGCTGCCCGAAAGGGTTATACCCCTGTTCCTGTTGTCGTTCAAATTCAGCTTGTGCTTCTTCCTTTTGTTTTTTCAGGCGTTCAAGTTCCTTTTGCGGATCATCAACCCACGGGTGCATACCAACAATGGTTTCATCCGAAAGAATACCAACGGAAGCTGAACAATTCGCAATGGCTTCTGTTTCGTTGATAAGAATATCCCGGTTGAAAATAATCGTTACTTCTTCACCTTCAAAATCACCTTGCCCGGTATTTGCCAAATGGGAATTGACGAACCAAAGAATTTCTTCAAAGGCAGCTTGAAGTTCGGTTTCCATATCATTAGCATCTAAATCAATATCAGAATACATTGATTGAATGTTCATCTGATTAGGGTTGCTGGAAAGCCTATCATCTTTGGCATCATAACCCATGCCGTTTTCAATGATTGCCTTCTTGAAAATTTCCACAATCGCCTTGTAGTTTTCAGCATTTACATTGATTTCAAGGGTTTCAACCCCGCCTTTGGTTTCACCGTCAAAGCGAACTTTAACAGCCCCGTATGTGGCAAGGTTCTTTCTGAACTCACCTAAATTCTGCCCGTCATAGTTTTTTAGAACAAGAATTGTGTTCCGGGCATCTTCCTGCATATTGTTTTCAAAATCCGAAAGCATAACATTGATACCGTCTTGAAGGGATTTCACTTTCTTCAAAAGCGGCGTTTCCTGTTCGTTATACTTTATCGGAATCAGCGGAACTTTCGCCCAATTAAAGCCCTGAATCTTCCCATCTTCACCAATGATTGAAATATGGGTTGAATCTGCCGCTTCCTGATTTACCACATCAGGAATAAGCGAACCGCCATCCAAAATAAAATTGTGTACCCCGTCAAGGTCATACACTTCAACCTTTTCAATCACAACCGGGTTTGTTCCCTCATAGCCAACCACCAAATAAAGCCTTACGGCGAAATCAAGAATGGTGTGTTCGTTGTCCTGCCAAAAGGGAAGCACTTCATACCCCGGAAACATACGGAAGGAAAATTCCCCGGCTTCATTGTAATAGGGGTATAACCACGCTATACCACTATTCAACGCCGCCTTTCCGGTATTTTTCAGAGTTTTCATAAACCGTTTATTGAAAATCTGCTTCAAAAGTTCAATGTACTGTTCATTATCCCCTTCAAGGGCGAAAGGCTGCCCCAAAAGGTAATTTGCCTTTTGGTTTACCAATTTCCCGTATTGGTTATCAATAATGCGGTTGTTCGGAAGGTTTTCAACTTCTTCCAGCTTGCCATCTTCCCCGATCATGGTTCTTTTACGGGTTAAAATATCGTGTTCGTTGTCAAAGTACAAATGCCCTTTTATCTGCATGATCCGCTGCGGGCTGTTTTTCCATTTAGCAATTTCTTTTTCAAGGAACTGCTTATCGTGCATTTTTCCATGAACGCCTTGCAACGCCCAATTTGAAACACGCAACGCCATATTGCCGATAAAATCTAACACTTTATTTCACCCCCTTTTCATAGCAAGCTGCCATTATTTTATTTGTTACTGCATATATTTCATCCAAATGTGAACCCATAAAATCACACACTGGTTCTTCTGTCTTTGCATTGGCTACAAGGTGAACCCCAAAGCTGAAAGCAAAAGCATGAACTAATTCGTGAATAACTGTCTGCCGGAATAGTTCTTTGGATAGGCTGCAATCAAGGAAAATCTGTAAATCCTTGTAATAGGTGATACCCAAACATTCATTGCCGTTCAGTTTCAATTTTTCATTATCCCTTTGAACACTCTGAACTTCCCATGTCAGCCCATTAGCCCTAAATTTCACCTTGTTCACCACCTTTCTATTGCACAATAAAAGAAAAACCCCGAAAACAAGGCGTTTTCAAGGCTGTTTGTTACTAATGTGCTATTTTATTCAAAACTGAACGCATCCGGTAATAGAATTTTCGTTACACCGTACCGCATAGAATCCATACCGTGTGAAAATTCGTGATCCGGCTTGTCGGTCAGCTTCCCATCTTTATCTTTGCCCCAACAGTAGTTTTCAATTTCCTTCTTGAACTCTACACACCGGGGATGAACCACAATTTGATAGTTCTGTATAAGCTGAATACCGTGGTTCACACTATCCTTGCCCTTGCGGGAAGGCTCTGCTTTGATACCTTCATCTTGCAATTCCACAATGCTTTTCGGCTCTGCATTATCGCAAATAACCTTCTGCCCGCCATAGCCCATTTTCTTAATCTGTTCAGCTATGATTTTGTTGGTAACGCCTGTTTGATACCATTCATCAAAAATGTATATCCGCATTGCAGCGTTATCCACCATTTCACACACAAAGGCGTTTGGATCAGTAAAACCGAAATCAAGGTTGAACGCTGATTTTATACCGGGGATTGCCCGGATCGTATCAACATTGAAATCTTCACATACAACATTGGTGTAAATCAGCCCTTCCGCAATACCCCATTCGCCTTCACCTTCTATGCGGTATCGGCGGGGGTTGTTCTTCTGCATTTTCAAAAATATGTTGCGGTCAGCTTCATCCAGCCATTCATTACATTGCCATGTGGTAGTTTTTACAAAGGTATCTTCATCAGGTGTATCAAAGAATCGGGCTTTCAGCCAACTTGTAGCACTCCACGGGTTGAAGGTCAGGGTTATTTGCTTGAAATATCCTTCCGGTACTTCACCACGGATTGACAAATCAAGTTTGTTGAAATCATCTTCATTAGTGATTTCATAGGCTTCTTCAATCCATACCCAACATAACACGCCCTTGTCAACTGAAATAGAAGTGATTTTCAAGCCATCATCCAGCCCACGGAACAAAATCTTTTGCCCTGTGCTGCGGCGTGTTATCTGCATAGGGGAAACGGTACAATCAAAGTAACCATCAAGCCCTAAACGGTGAATCGCCCATTTCAGATCACTATACACGGAATCCCGCAAAGTGTTTGAATAGCGGCGAACACATAACCCGTTGCTTTCCGGGTATTCAAATAAACGGTGAATCATGTTCAAAGCGGTTGTTTTGCTTTTCTTTGAACCACGGCTACCCTTACAAACCCGGTATCTTTTGCGAGTGTTCCAAAAATCGGCGTAATGCCTACCAACGGTTTCTTGCAATGATACTTTCACGCAATCACCGCCTATTCTGTCAGGTCATTCACAATAACCACGGGTTCAAGGTCAACATTTACATTGTCTTTGAACATTCCGTACCGCTTGCCGATTAGTTCAGCCGCCTTGATCCGTTCCTTTGCAGAAACATCAATGTCAGCTATCTTTTGCACACCTTCACCTATAAGCTGCAAGGTCTGTTCCGTATGTTCCCCCCGCATAACAGCGGTAAGGTATTCAAGAACTTCCTGTGCATCAGCGGTCTTTTCGTTGTGAATCCGTTCAAGCTGCTGTTCAATATAGGTTTTCAGTTCAGGTTTTTTCAGGTTTTCTTCACCTATGCTATAAGCTGTCTTTGGGGAATATCCTGCCCGAATTGCCGCCTGTGTAGCGTTACAATCAATCAGGTATTCATCACAAAACTTCTTTTGCCTTGCGTTCATAAACGGCAACCCCCTTTCAGTCAGGTTTCTTCCTAAAAATAATCTTCCCGGTGGGTAGGAGTTCACCGACCTTGCCCGAAATCGGCTATGAGTACCCCACCGGGAAAATAAGAAAATCAGCAAGTTTCCCTTGCTGATTTCTCATTCTATATTGTATCACGCCCCTTGCATAATATGATATAGGAAACACATCATTTTTCCTCACATTTTATAGGTACTTTCAAATTCCTTCAAAGCGTACCCGTGCATATTCAGAACATACTGATATGTAAAGTTCATTTCAACAGCTATCGTTTCAAACTTCTTGAACTCAACATACCGCTTGAAAAGTAAGCTAATATAATCAGAATTTTTCAAGCCCTGAATCTGATTGATTATCTTGTGTTTCTCGTCAACGAACCTATCAATTTCAGCATTGATTTCTGCTTCAAGGTCAATGATCCTGCATATCGGCTTCACAAACGGGGCATCCCCGGAAGGGCTTGACTGCACCCGTTCTTTGGAATAATCAAGCCCCCCTGTGCCTTGTGCTTGTAACCTCAAATCCTGAACTTCCTTGATTTTCTGATTGATAACGGTATCTAACCGCTGTAACTGCTGCAAATATTCTTTCGCTTTCATAGGCTAAATCCTTTCTTAATCTTGAATGTGTAACTTGAATGAGTGAAAATACCTTTGTTCATGCGGATTAGAAAAATATTTTCTATATGGTCATTCAACTTCAACTTGTTGTTTTCTCTATATTTATTTTTAGCGAAACACTGTGAAATCATAGTGTAAAAAATCCTTGTTTATAAAGAAATTAAAATCAACTTGAATAACTTGAATGAAATACCGCAAACCCTCATAATATCAAGTGTTTTCATCCTTCAAGTTCCAACAACCACAACTTGAATATATCTTGAATGGCAACTTGAATTTTGAAAGTTAATTTTCAATAATCAGTTCATCACACAAGGCTTTTATCCAATCACGACGGGGAATCTGTGCAATCCATTCATCAGGAATACCGCTTTCACCACCACAACCGTAATATATCCCGGCAAGCCCGCCAGCAATCGCCGCTATTGTGTCAGTATCTTCACCCAAATTCACGGCTGCAAGCACACAATCCCGGTAACTATCTGTGTTCAGGAAACACCAAAGGGCGGCTTCCAGCGTGTCAGCCACATAACCGGAACTTTTTACAAAGGTTCTTTCCAGCCATTCAAGATCAAGCAATTTGAAATAATCGCCCAACATTGAAACGGTTTCAAGCTGTGGTTTGAACTTTTGAATCCCATTCAACACCGCTTCATCTTTGGAAATACCATTCATCAGGTTTTCAACGGTTGCCGTATATACCATACAACCGAAATCTGAAATGAAGTGGGCGTGTGTCAGGTGTGCCACGCTCAACAGTTCGCTTTGCTTTTCGGAATAGTCCGGCAACATAGCAACCGGAAGAATACGCATCAAAGCCCCGTTCCCGTTATCCATACGGGTTTTACCGCCACACTTTGCGGGTTCTTTGCCGTTGGCATAGCGGGAAATTGCCCGCCTTGTTCCACCGCCCACATCAAACACTTTGCCGTAAGGGGTGAACATTCCATCATCCAGCCAATAGAAAAAGTTCTGCATAATATCATCCGGATCAATCTTCCCCAATTTCACCATACTATCAAGGGTTGCAAGTGTCAGGCTGCTATCATCCGACCATGTACCGGGCGGCTGGTTATATGTTCCGTACCCCGTCATATCGGTTACGGTGTAGGTATCACGCTTCTTAAATTCCACGGGAACACCCAAAGCATCACCTACCACAAGCCCCATAATTCCGTTATAAATCTTGTTCATTGCTGCACCTTCCTTTCATATCCCTAAAATGCGGGCTGCTACCATATCGGCGGTATGGGTGTAAAGCACATTGGGATAGCGTGTTACTGCCCGCCCGTAACTGTTCCAATTCTCTTTATCATCAAAAGCCCCCATGTGCCACCTGATACAAAACATTTCTTCTTCCGTAAGGTGAATGTGCTGTTGCAGCATCATCACCGATTTATCACCATGCCCCGGAAGAAGGGTTGCATTGTTATATTCCCACGCTTCATTGTCTGTTCGCTGGTAATTATCCAGCTTGCATAAATCGTGAAACATTCCCACAATGTAAGGGCTGCTTTCGTTCCCCCACGATAATTCAAGGCGTTCCGTAAAGGAAAGAAGCGTTTTGGTTACTGCAAAGGAATGATCGAACAACGCCCCTGAATATGCCCCGTGGTGGTGAATGGAAGCCGGGGCTGTGAAGAAGCTGTTTGCAATCAGCCATTGCTTGAATTCTTCCGGTACATAGTTTTTCATCAGCTTTGAAAACTGTTCAATTCTATCCTGTTCTGTAAAGTTATTCATTATTTGAACTCCCTTCCTGTTTTCGTGTCTTTAATTTTTACCCGTTCAATCAGTTCAAAGCCTGCTAAACGAATAATGAACTTCAAAATTTTTATCAGTTCGGAAGCCCGCCTTTCGGTTTCGTTTTCCTCTCTGATTATGTTCTTTGTTCCGGCGTAAGCCGTAGGATCAGCATACCCTTCACTGTTGTAATATGGATTGTTCATCTTTGCCACCTTTCATTTATTCGCTTTGTAAAAGGCTTCCGCAAATCGCTTACTTGTCATACTTCTTCTTGCTGCTTGCCTGTTCCAGCCTTCCGGCATTATGTAATCATCAGGTAGTTCAGGAAGCACCCTGTTATTTCTGCATGAAAGTAACTGTTCATCAGGTGAAAGCCTATAAGGGTTTTTCTTTGAAATATTGAAATACCCCCAAATGTCGGTTTTCTTTGTGTAATTTTCCCCATATTCTTCCGGGGAAAATGTAAACGGCGGTCTGCCTAAAAACTGCCTTAAATATCCTTGCGGATTTTCCAAAGCCCAAAACTTCAACGCTGAATCATTGGAAGCCCTACAATACCAAATGATTTCAAGGCATTTTTCCACTAATTTCATACCGCTTTCAAAATCCCGTGGTGTTTTAGCTGTTGTACGGGCAAGTGAAAACATGGTACAAGTGGGGGCTGCTAATATTCCATAAACTTCATCAGCGTTTACCGCTTCAATTTCTTCTGTGAAGCTGTTCCTGAATTCAATCATTCGTGTGTGTGTGTGTGTGTGTGTGTCGAATAAATCATATTTAGGCAAGGTAATCAATTTCACATCATACCCCGCTTCTTTGTACGGTTTCGACCATGATCCCGTACCACCGCATAAATCCAAAATAATCTTGCTCATATCACTTCATCCTTTCAATTTATCCACCTGATAACTGGATCACCCTTGAACCCCTTTTCCCATACAAACCACGCATAGCAAATTGCATTGTTTGAAGGATAACTTTCAAAATCGCCGTTCATTGCACAATTCAGGCGGGAAGAACTCACATATACCACTTTGGGCGGGTTCTCTTTGAAAAATTCTTTTCGCTTTTTCCCTTCAAGGAATTGCAGCTTCAAGAACATTGCAACTTTCCTTCCCGGCTGCACACTATTCAAAGCCTGTTCAACAAACTGCAAAGCGTATTTGTAGGGCGGGTTTGTGATAATATCCCCTTCAAAATCATCAAGGGTTTCTTTCAGGAAGTCCAGCGGTTCAGGATCACCAAAGCCCCGGTATATCAAATCTGTTGAAATCACTTCAAAACCGTGCTGTTCAAGCACCTTTGACAAATGCCCTTCACCACACGCACATTCCCAAATAACCGGGGAAAACTGTTCTTCTGCAAGCAGAAGTTCCATTGCACGGGGTTCTGTGGCATAATAATCATGCTGCTGCCTGTCTTTATCGCTGTGATTGGAAGCACCTAATGTTGTATAAATGCTTCTTTGGTTGCCTACCCAATCTTTACTTTCTGCTCTCTCTCTCTCTCTCTCTCTCTCTCTCTCTCTCTCTTTCTCTGCTGTGTTCATTCAAAATGTTCACCCCTTTCAATCTGAAAAATTCAAATATACAGTAACGGGATCATCACTATCAGAAATATCCCGAATAATGACAGATTTCAAATTTTGCCATTCTTCATCAGGTTTGGTTTCAAGCATAATTTCCGCATCATCAGGGATAGCGGAAATTATGTTTTTGAAAATTTTTGCGTTCATAGTTACCTTCCTTTCTCAATTCAAAGAAACAAATATTCTGCATTTTTTACCATTTAGCCACTTATCTTCAACTTTCATATTCAAAATTCGGTTCACTTGCTTTGAAAATTCAATGTTGCTCATGGGCTGCAAGCTGTTAGCAAGGCAATATTCCTGATACCGTTTGTAAACCTTATTTGTGGGTTCATTCTCAATCTGAAAATCTTCATCTTCACATTCTTTGAAAAAGCCCAAAATTGGGTTGTTGTTTTCCTCGTATTCATCCATTGCCTTTTGAACCTTTGAAGAAGCTGTGAACTGCCTGTTGATAAGCACCCGCTTCAATCCTGCAATCCCCAAATTTATCAGGTATTCCATAACTTCATCCGTTTTCAGCAAGTGCTTTATATACGGGTTGAAATCAGGATCAGCGGCGGTAAACCGTGCATCAAAAGGAATGATTGTCAATCGCCGCTGCACCGCCCCCGTTTTATCCTTGATACGGGGAATGTTATTTGCTGAAAATAACAGCTTTGAATAATTGTTGAACTCAAACGGGTTTTGCCCTTTGCGTTCTGCTGATACCCTTTCACCCGTAACTAATTTTTTGAAGATTGCCGGGTTTGCAATGAATTCATCCCCTATATCATCACCGATATTTGCCAGCTTGCCGAACATTTCAGCGGTTTTGAACCTATCGCCCAATTCTTTCAGGTCAAGGGAAGCAATGTTTTCTTCCCCTAACAGGGTTTGAACCATTGAAAGGAAAGTGCTTTTTCCGTTGGATTTATCCCCGGTCAAAATGAAGGCTTTGCCTAACTCATTTCTGCGATAGAAACAATACCCAATAGCTTCTTCAAGCAATGCCCTGATAGCTGGATCACCGCAAGCGATTTTGTCAAGGGTTTTATCTGCCAATTCAGAATAGGCTTCCGGGTTGTAATCCCACCTGATTTTGTTTGTGATAATGTGTTCCGGGGTAAACTCCACAAAGGAATCATCCACTATGTTATATAGCCCGTTTGCAAAGGCTATCAGGTTCGCATCTTCCGCTTTTGTGTTTTCCCTGATAAGAATATCAAGGTATGCAAGAACTTCCGTTCTTTTCGCCCTGTTCAACTGTGGTATGTGCTTTATCATTTCAGCTTCAATTTCTGCAAGCCCGGAAATGTAAATCCCGTTTTTGTAGATATGTAGCTGATTGTTGATCTTGATAATGTGGTGATTGTTCTTCAAGAAGGTTGCGAACTTGTCAAACAAGAAGGTTGAACCCATGAAGAAAACAGGCTTTTTGAAAGCATCATCACGAAGGATTGTTTCAATTTCATCATCCGCAAGCGGAACTTTTAGCACAAATTTATTGATTATCCTGATTGTTTCCCTTGCTTCTTCAACGCTGAAATCATTGCTTTGCAAGGTCAGAATATAGTTAAACAGGCTTTGGTTTCTTCCATCCCCGGCTTCCATGTTCAGGAACTCCATATTTGATTTCACGGGGAAAAGCCAGCGGGGAAGGGGCTGTGCTTCCTCATTTTCTGCGGTATCATAAAGGATTTCCCTTTGTTTCCCGTTGTGTTTCAGCACTTCATAAGAATTTCTTGTGCCGATCTTAATATCAGCGGTCAAACCTATTGCCAGTTTGCAGCCTGTTTTGTTGGTTGGTACTCCGCTGTTCTTGAATAGGAAATGCTTTCCCCGGCTGGTTTTATAAACCCGGCAAGTCAAAGCGTATTCCTTTACTACTTTGAACAGTATTTCAGAAGTTTCAGAATCATCAATATCAATCAGAATAGTTTCCGTTGCCAAAATTCCAGCGTATTCCGGCAATGACTGAACCTGTTCAAAGGTTTTGAAATCCGTTCTGCCCTTGAATTTCTCTATGCACTTCTTATTCTTTGTTTCAACAAAACCTTTGAAGAACAATTCTAATCACCGCCTTACATAAAATATTTGCAACAAAATTCTTCCGGTTCAATGATTTCTGCCGCTTCTTCTGTTCCTTCATCAATCGCATTTTGTAATGCTGTGGTTACGGCTTCATCAATAGTTTCCGTCCAATCTGTTTTTGCCGCTTCCAATTCTTCAAAGAAGGATTGCATGAATTCCTTTGCCTTCTTTTTTGAAAGTGAACTTTCAAGATTGCTTTTCAAGTTTGAAAACGCTTTTTCAGTAAATCCTTCTTTTATGGCTTCACTGATAACGCCTTCTTCTGCCAAATACACAATATCCGTTTCGCTTTTGCTGTTCCTGAATGTTTTACCGTGCAAGCACTTCCCATTCTTGAACCAATGGCACCAACGGCAAGTTTTATAAAAATCATCCATCATATAATCACCCCAAAATCTGATAATCTTTTATTTGCAAGGTCTATATACCATTGCTTGTTTAACTTTTCCGGCACTTCAACCCCGTTCACTTCATCATTGAAAATAAAGCAATGTTCCGGGGAATTGGGAATTTTAGCGGGTTTCTTTGTTATGGCGTGAACCTTCTGAACGCCCGGATCAGAATTGTTTTTTGAAGCAAATATTCTGATACACTTTTCCTTGACAATTCTGTTTCCGTGAAGAATGTGCGTGTATTTGCCGCTGATTTTAGAAACAAGCTGAAATTCCTTCAAAGCATTGCAATCTAAAACAGTCCTTCTAACCGGAACACCATGCACCATATATTCAACCAACGCTTTGTTGACAATCGGCAAATCATAATCAAGGGAAGATAATTCTTTCACATAAGCCCCTTTTGATTTCCAATGCCCCCACGAATCAAGGATAATGTAATTGTTCACATCCTTTTGGTAAATTTCCCGGTATTCGTCAAATTCAAGGTTCAGCCCGGTTCTAACTTCCCATTCGTGGGCTATATCATCAATTAGGCTATACCATTCTTCTTCATTCTTACCTTCCGGCATTTTTACAAGCACACCATCCGTATTTGATTGAATGATCTGTGCATAAGGTTCAAGGCGTTCAATCAAATCCAATAAAAGCAACTGTCCGTAAACGCAAACCCTGTTTGCCTGCAATGGATCATAAAGGGCATTGTTTTTGTCTTTCATAACTCCATAGGTGGAATTCAAAACCAATTTCAACGGGGCTTGCAGCGGGTTCTTTTCTGCTTTGTACTTCAATCTTTGATTGTAAATTTCAACAAACTTTTGCGGATCGGCAATGTTCCGGCTGTGAAGGTTATATTGCACCATCAAAGAGGGATAAAGGGAAGCAACATCCATATTCAAGAAATAACCCTTGCCGTGATATTTTGGAATTGCACCGTGTACGCCACCCCATCCGAACTGGTGGGGAACTCCGGCAACCATAATATCAAGCTGGTTTTTCTTTCCGTCTTTTTGGTAACAGCGGTTTGCCGGGTTTTCATACCATTCAACCACTTTTGAATATTTTTCAATTCGCATTGAAAACGGGAAATCAATATCAAATTCATCATCCCGTTCAACATCACGGCGGGCATCAAGGATAATTGCCGAAAGCTGCGGTTTGGTTTTGCTTATCAGCGACATATCAAGGGGTTTTCCCTTACACGCCAATTTCACAAGCCCAATATGGGCTTCAAAATCCTTCTTCCTTTGTAAGAATACTTGCACGGTCTGTTCAACATCATGCTTGCAATATTTCACGGTTTCCGCAATTTCTTCTTCTGTCAGCTTTCGATCAATATCAAATGGAACAGAAGTTTCTTTGATACTGTTTCCCATGAACCCCTCAAACGATTTCAAACCCCTATCAATGTTCATCATTACATCATAATTGTTCAAAGGGAATTGATTGAAAAGGCTGCTGAACTTCCAGCCGGGGTTTCCCTTCACAATGATATAATCATTCACCTTTTTAGGATCGAACCCGCAAAGGATAGCTTTCAAAATGTACTGATCGTAATGGCGGCTGTTAAAACCACACCATATTTCACGCATATTCGCCTTATATAAGGCTTCAAGTTCTTCCGGCGAATTGATTATCACATGGGTTTTCTTTGCGGTCATATCCATAACCACCACAAGCCAATCATACTTGAAAACCTCAAAATCATAGAAAAGCACTTGCTTCACTCCTTTCTGTATTTTGAACGGGGTTGCAACCGTTCCCCCGCATTACCGGGGACAAAAGCCCCCGTTGCTCTGCGTTTAATCTTCCAGCACATAGACTTCCTGAACCTCAAAGGTATTGAAGCCCTTCTTTTCGCCATATTCAACTTTGTATTCAAAATTGTTGTCAATGGCTTCCATAACATCCATGATCATATTGCCGTACTGGTTGTAGGTCTTAAACTGAATGTCAATCGGTTCAGCCATTTCAGCCACCAAAGCCCGCATGAATTCGTTTGCAATGTGAAGCTGGAAACCCTGTGTTACAACCTGATTCATAAAGATCAAGCTGCCCTTATACTCGCCTTCCACAATCTTCATCCAGCAAGTAACCATAGGATCGCCCTTCTTGCTCTTGACAAGCTCCAGCTTTGTAACTGCGACCTCGTAAGTATCATGCGGAACTTCACGCCGCCCGCCGTTTTCGGCTGCTTCCTCAACATCCTTTGCAAGCCCTTCCGTGTCAATCGCCTTGTCGAATTCATCCCAAATGTTAGCCATGATTTTTCACCTTTTTAACCTTTCTGTTTTTAGTTTTTCTTTGCGGTCAAGATACCCTTAACCAATTCAAAAGCCTGTTCCTGCGTGAACCCGGCTTCCACATAGGCATCATAAAGCTGCTTTGCCGTAGAAGCGGATTTTTTTGCCATTGCTGCCGGATCAATGTTAAACGGGTTTTCCGGCTTATAGCCCTTCTTCATTTCCTGCTGCTGTTTGAACGCCGCCGAAATAACGGCGTTCATCAGTTCATCAGGAATACCGAACGGATTGTTCATGTTCTGCACCTGTCCTTTCTTTACTCTCTTGCTTTACGCTTACGGCGGGGCTTTTCTTCCTCTGCCGGGGCTTCCGGGGGATTCATTGCACCTTCAACGGGGGTTTCCTCTGCCGGGATAGAATCATCCGTTTCACCGCCGCCCGGTGTCCATGTTCCGGCTTCCTTTTCGGGCTGCTGTTCTGCCGCCGTTTCAGGGGCTTCCTGCGGGGTTTCCTGTTCATGGGTATCATTTACCGCCTGTTCCTCTTTCGGGCTGTCCTGCGGCTTATCTGTGACTGTGGCGGGGGTTTCCGTTCTCTTTCTTCCGGTTCTTCCAGCTTTCGCCGGGGTAGTAGTTGCGGGTGTTACCGCTGCACCGGAAGCGGCGTTTTTGTTCGCTTCATCATACACGGCAAACAGGGCATCCACATCAAGGGGAATATCCTTTGCGTTCACCTTCAAACGCCCGCCGCCGAAAATTACTTCATTGCTTTTGAAGCTGAAAGTTCGGGCATCACCATCCGCAACAATGCGGGCAACCACATCCACCATTCCGGCAACCTTATTTGCAACCTTTTCCTGCAAGTTCGGTTTGATAGCCGTGATCTTATCGCCGCCCTTGCGTGTAATATCCTTGCTGGTGTCCTCATGGGAAATCAGGATAATATTTTCATAGTCAAGGTTCATCAGGCGTTTCAGCGTGTTCAGGAATTCGCCCCGCACCTTATCCCACGCACGGAAGGAATCATCCGATTCATGGGTAATACCCATCTGCTGATACATATAAAGGCGGCAATGTTCATACAAATCTTCCAGCAGATCAACAACGATTGTTCGGAAGGTGTTTTCCTTCTTTTCCAGTTCGGAAATAGTGTCCTTGAACACTTCCCAAGCAAGGGTTCTTTTTGTCTGCCGCCCCTCAACCTTTACTTCATCCTTGATTCGGATATACGGGGCATCCACGAACTTGATATTGCCATCCGTATTCAGCATAAGGGGATCGGGGAAGGCGTTTGCAAAGGTGGTTTTACCGCAAAACGGCACGCCATAAATCCAAAGCACACGCTTTTCAACTGCTTCAATGTTCCTTCTCTTGTTTTCAGGTAGTTTCATAAAATAACTCCATCCTTTCTCGCAATATTCTTGAAATTCACAATACCTACATAGGTAACTTTTTTCTTGCGGGAACTCTGTTTCCTCATTCACCGCTTTTATTCCAAACAAGAATTCAATCACTTTTTCAATGTTGAACTCTATTTGAACAATTTTGACTTCCACCCCGGACAATGCTTCTTTCAGCCGTTGCCTGAATTCAAGTAGGGTTTCTGTCTTTTTCTGCCGGATTGTTACTTTGGGAATGAACACAAAGAACATATTCCGAATTTTCTTTCCGGGGTTGTTCTTCTCGAAGAAATACTTGTATTCGTGAAGCTGCCCCGATTGTTTGTAGCCCGAAACATTGTTTGAATACTTGAAATCGTAAAGATCATAAGTATCAGGAAGTTCAACACCCCGTTCAAAGACTGTTGCCGGAACAAGGTAATCAATGAACCCGTGAAAATCATCATCCTTGATTTCAACTTCAAATTTGCCACCGGGCGGGATTGCCGTTTTTACAAGCGGGATCACCGTTTCAAACTTGATTATCTCGTTTATGTGTTCATCCGTGATAATCGGGAAGCTGAAACAATATTCCCTGATTGCTTCTTCAAGGCTTTTTTCAATCCCGGTGTGAACCGCTTGCCCCAAAATTAAAGGGTTGTCAGGTTCGGTTGCCGGAATAGTGGTTATTCCTTGAAGATAACGCATTTTGAACTTTCGCTTGCATTTTTCAAAGCAATCAACGCTGCTGTGTGAATACCGCAATTTATCACCCCTTTCAAAAGTTCCTTGAACTGTTCAAATCCTTCCGGGTAAAGGAACACCCCAATTCCCCCTGATTTATTGATCCGGCTGATATTCAGCTTTTGCAATTCGGAAGGTCTGCCATTGGAAGCCTTTACTTCCACCGCAAGCATCACTCCATTCACACAAGCCAAAATGTCAGGTATGCCGGATTTCTGAAAGCCACCGCCCCAAATTTTGGTGTACCATCCCACCATAGGGGCGTTCATTCGGTCTGTGGGATAGCCCGCCGGATATATGCCCACCGAATGAAAATGTTTTTTAATCTGCCCTTCAAACAGCTTTTCTTCTGCCATTTATTCACCGCCTTCCCCGTAATGTTCAAAGGTGCTAATCTGAACCATTGTAGAAAAGATTGTTGAAAAGTGCTGCATAGCATTATCACGGTCAACATTGTGTTTATCAGCAATAGCAATCACCTTTTCAATTACACCGTTTACAACTTCTGAAAAATCATCCATATAAGCGGCGTGTTCTTGTTCATTCAGGAAATTTTGCTTTTCTTCCATTACATCACCCCTTCACCGTGATTTTGACGGAAGCGGAAACATTACTTGTTTTGGAATACTTTGCAGCAACATCCGGCAAATCTTTCTTCAATTTTGTACTGTCAATGGTGGTTCGGGTTGTAGCTGCAACATAGGTGAACTTCACATCCTCATTTTCAAAGGATTTCACCCCGTACTTTTCCATTGCCGCCATAAGCTGAACCCGCATTTCCTTTTCCTGATCCTCAATCTGCTTCTTCTGCAAGGTCAGGGCTGCAATACCCTTGATAATCGCCGCCGCTTCCATCTGCATGGTTGCAAGGGCTGTTTCCTCATTGATTGCATCCTTGCAATTCGGGGAAAGGTTGCTACATACATCCTCGCATTTTTCCCGTTCCTCACACTCCAAACAGCAACACGATTTTCCGCAAAGGGAATCTTCCATAGCCTGTTTACACTTAATCATTATTTGAACTCCTTTCCAATTCAGCGTTCATTTCCTGCTGAATTTGTAAAACTGATTTTGAATAGTTAATTTCAAAAATACCTTGCCGCCATAAGTAGGAAGCACCGCCTTCACCCATGTTGTACGCCATCAGCACCTTTGCCGGGGTTTCGTACTTTTCAAACAGCTTCCGCAATATGAACATTCCCGCCCTGATATTGTCATAGGGGTTTAGGAAGTCAGCAATTTCAAGCTGTTCTTTCAGGTATTGGTGATTTACTTCATTGATCTGCATTAGCCCGTAATCATTGGTTGCACTCACAACATCTGACTGGAAGCCGCTTTCCTGCTGGATCAACGCCATCACAAAGGTAAAATCCATTTCATAGGCTGCGGATAGGTAGAAAACAAATTCTTGCAAATCTTCATCCATAGGCACATCAAGCGGAACAAATTTCAAATCCCCCGCCCATTCACCGGGCATTTCACCTTCAAAGATTTTCCCGTCAGGCTTTCCGAAAATCAGAATTTCCTTTTGGGTTTCCGGTTCGGTTTGTTCGGGGCTGCTGCCACCTTTTGAACAGATTGCCCCAATGCCGAACCCTACAAGGGAAAAGATAATTGCCACCACTACCCATGAAATCAGAACACGCTTACCAATCGAAGCCTTCTTGATATTTCTTGAATAGTTCATCTGTGTAATCCTTTCTTAATTCCAAAGTGTGAAGAATATCTTCTTCAACTGTTCCGGGGCAAATCATAAGGTAATAGAAACAAGTCTTTTCCTGCCCGATCCTGTGAATTCGCTTCTTGCTCTGTTCAAACAGTTCACTTCTATCTGTCAAGGCGAAGTAAATAATTCTGTTTGCCTTCTGCAAATTCAGCCCCATTGCCCCCGCCTGATACTGAACAAAGGTGATTGAATCCCCGTGTTCCTCATAGGCAGCAAGGTCTTTTGTTTCCCCGTTTACCACCGAAAAAGGGCGTTCCAATTCGGCAAGGGCGGCTTGCATAGTGTTCAATTCGTCATTGAAGTTATAGAACACAATCAGCCTATCTTCTGTGGATTGCACCAAATCCTTAAAGGCTGCAACCCGTTCCTTGTTTAAGTAACTGCACATCATACGGGAATAAGTGCGGTGTGAAAGTGTAGTATCGCCTATGAATTCACGCCCTTCAATGGTGATAACCGCATCCCGCATGAACTTCTGATATTCCTTTGTTGGTTTAGAATGAACCGGGATCATCACTTGTTCGGGAAGGTCAAACACTTCTTCCGATTTCATAAAGATTGCACCGTGTTCAGCAAGTTTCTTTTTCAGGCGGTCAACATTCTTGTAACCTACCACATGGGGAATCCTGAACCCGCTGTTGTGATCTTCAATCCATTCCGTTTCAACATACTGCTTGTAAAAAAGTTCTTTGCTGATACTCCATCCAAGCAACCGAAGCTGCGACCACAATTTTTCATATTTCCCGGCTGTTGGTGTGCCGGATAGCAAAATCACATTTTCAGGCTGCATTTTCAGGATAAATTTTGACCGTTTCGCCGTTTCATTTTGAATAATGGAACTTTCATCAAGCACCAATGTAAAACCGCTTATATGGGCGAAATATGAACGCCTGAACACTAAATCATAATTGATAACGCCCACGCACTTTCCGATTGTTCCCGTGAATTCTTCAAGCTGCTTTTTGTTCGTCAGGTCAAACACGGTCAGCGGGTAATGCTCTTTGAAATGGCTGATCCAATCATCAATTTTGGATTTTTGACAAATCAGCACAATTCTTTCAGGGTAAGAATTCGCCTTTTCGCCGCCTACAAATGTTTTCCCTAAACCCATATCAAGGTAATATGCAACCCGATTTTTCCCGGCTGTCAGGTCAAGGGCTTTCTGTTGGTGGGGGAATAGCTGCATAAATCAGCACCCCCTTAATCTTCATCAACATCAATCCCGGTGATCTCTTTGAAAGTAGCCTTGTCGAAATTCGGAATTGCTGTGATAATTGCCTTTTGACGGTCAGAAAGCCCACGCCACCAAATAACCGCACATTCGGAATTATCCAAAATTTTCAGATAGCCGCCTGTTGTTTCTGCTTCCGGGTGTGCTGCCTTTTCTTCATCCGTCATATCAGAAAGCCAAATGTATTCAAGCACATCCCCCGGAATCTGATTCAGCAAATAGCGGGCTTCACTATTCAGCCAATCTTCATAAGTCCATTCGGAAGGCTTATTGAACAGGTAAATTTTCGGGCTTGTGGTGTTGAAGCATCCGTTGGAAAAGCTGCACTTGTTCCAATCGCCGCTGTTCCAATCGCCGCTGTTCCGGTTGCCGCTGTTCCAATCGCCGCTGTTCCGGTTGCCGCTGTTCC